TGCTCCGAATACGCTCTTCGTTCTTCCTGACATACTTCTAACATTATCTTTAAAATCATTATACATTCTATCTATCTCTTTTCCTCTATCATTGTCTCCAAGACATTTATTAATACTTGGCTTGTAGAAATAACCTGAGCCATCTAATGGAACACCGACGAGGATTATCTTCTTATACCCTAACAACCACGCTAAATGAATCGAACTCAGACCACTCGTACTGGACTGACCTGTAATGAACCAAGTATAATCAAGTCCTTCGAGGTAGTTCACAGAGTGACATAGATGTTTTTCGCCAGGATACTCCACATACCTAAACTTGCTTATCAAAGAAATCTGTTTTTTATGCCATGAGAATAAATGATCAACTCTAGGCAATAGCATTCCTGCTATATTAACTGCTATGATATCGTGATGCTTTGATATGACATTAACAGCTTCCAACTCTTCCCACATAGTCTTTCCACCACCAACGATTATAACTACTCCACTATAAGTTCCTGCAATGTCAGGTATCTGAGTCTTGCAATAAAATCTTTCTTCTTCGCTAGTAGTTCGTCTAAGACCTTGAGGAATTGAGGGAGCAGCCGAAGCCACTCCCTCGATTAATTTAGACAGTATATTCTACCGTAATCTTAATAGTTCCACCTAAGATACCAGCACCTAAGATAGCTAGCTGAGTATCCTCTGTTCCTGTAACTTCGTATCCAACGCCAGTAATAACATTAATTGCAAGAATGTCATTAGCTGCTGAAACTGAAGTTGCAGTAATATAACGATTATCGTCATCTGCATCTCCAAGTGCTAAAGTTACTGTTGATCCCATGTCATCAGACATAATCATTACACGAGTAATAATTGCACCTACTGGCAAGGCATCACAAACTTGGATAAGATCTCCGTCTGATAAAGCTGAAGCCTCATACGTATCTGACATACTACATACTTGACCTTTGTTAGTACCTGAACTAACTAGGTTTGCACCGATAGCGTTCATGTACTTTGTTCTATTTACACCATATACTGTACTCATGGTATCTCCTTTATTTTAATATGTTAATTAAGCACTTTCATTACAAGCAATTTCAACAACTTTTTCTTCTTCAAGCCGAGATGCACCCATGCTCATAGAGAAATATAGTTGTTTAGCGAAATGCAATGTAGACTCTTCTGTAATTCGGCTCTTGATATCTTTTCCAATAGCAATAGCCATACCACTCTTCGTATAAAGCAGAGCTTTACGAGTAGACGCACCACCAGCTAATCTCTCACTTCTGATAAACTTCATTCCTAAGAATGTGTTTACATCACCTTGTACAAGAGCTTTAACACTATTGTAGTCTGCTGATTTAATTTCAGTTGTGTTTAATAGAGATGTAAGCATACCAGAACTGATGATAATGTATTTAGGATCGCTAGGATCTACATCATTACCATTAAGAATCTCTAGTCCACTTAACAATTTTGCAAGAGTTAAGTTTGTAGAACCGACAGCTACTTTTTGTGTAGAAGATAGAGTTGTTGATGTTCCACCAACTTTACCTGTGTAAGCTGTTCCAGATGCAGCAGCAATTAACAAATCATCAATTTGACGACCCATTCCAGCCATACCTGATTGTACGATAGCAGAAGTCGGATCACCAAGCGTACGGACATCATCCATCTTGTCAATACCTTTAGCAATATAGAAATCTTCTAAAGCAACTCTACGTCTTGCGTAATCTGCAAGTGTAGGATTTGTTTGTGCTAATCTAGTTGTTCGAGGTAAAGCTGCGAAAGCTGAAACCTGATCAATATAGCATTCTTCGCCAGTAACGCCACTCTTTACTGTAACAGTATCTCTAAGTCGAGATCCCTTTTGCTGTGCAAGCATATAGACTAAACTACCATACTGCTTTGCATAAATTGTATCTGGAGTACTCATCTGTATTCCCCTTTCAAAATGTTGTTATATAAAGTTAATCCGAATCTGGTATCCAATCAAGGGCAGATAAATCATACTCTCAGGGCTTCTCAGCGTTTCTGAGCCTTCTTAGATCTAGGCGAGGGAGATTTCTCCGTATCCTTGCCTGTAACCCATTCATATACATTGTTACAAGCTGCTTTCCAATTATCTTTTTGATTATTAGACCCTACTGAAATAACAGCCTTGAATATTTCTAGTTTAATATTATCCATTAAGCACCTGCCATATGTTGCCATGATAATGCTTGGTCAACAACTGCCTGATGTTCTGGATTAGTATCATCATAATAAGCCTTGGACTCTGGCAAACTTCCTGACATTAGAGCATCGAGCTTAGTCTTAGCCTCTACTGGCGTCATAGTGGCTCGTGGTGAGCCTGCAATCTTATCTTCACCCATAGACTCGGCTATTTCACTCATAGCCTCTACAAAGCCTTTATCGTTAGCTAACACAGAGAATGCTGGATGTAGCTTCTTGCTACTAAAGAAAGTGTTAATAACCTTCTGCGCTCCATCAATCTTAGTCTCTGCTGCTGCTCCCCACTCGGCATTAAGCGAAGTAAGAGTTGTTTCCTTCAATTTCTGTGCTGACTCAAACTGTTGGTTATAAGCTGTTAGATTCATCTCATTCACTAACCCAATAGCCTCAGCAAACTGCTTCTTATTAAGACCCATTTCATGAAGTCTATTCTTAATCATACCCATATTCTCTGGTCTGATTTTAATATCATCAGGTAGATCTGGTGTCTCAGGCACTACATAATCATCAGCCTTCTCAGGTCTGCCTAACTTCTTATAAAACTCTGCCTTGTCCTCATCAGAGGATTTGTCAGTTGGAAGGATTACCTTATCCTTGCCAATTAACTTAGACATCTCACGACTACCTTTAGCAAACTCCTCGAGGGAATTGTACTTAGTTATATTCGGATCATTTCTTAAATCTGGTGGTAGGTTCTCATACCATACCGATGCTTTACTAGCTTCTTCTACAACCTCTGGTTCTGCTCCTGCATCTACATTGATATCAGGATTAGCTACTGCTTCTTCTGTTACTGCATCAACTTCTTCTACAACTGGGCTCGGCGTGTCCTCTACAGGGGCTGAGGTATCCAATATTTCTTCTGGCATTACTTCCTACTTTCTGAGCCTGCGGCTCGCTTGGTGATATGTTATTACTGCTTCTGTTTCTCTTGTCATGTAACAGCCTGCGTTTTCTCTTTAGTTGATTCTTTTTCTCGTTTAGACATATCAATTATATGTAGAACTGCTGTCCTCATTCCCTCGTTGCGTGCTGTGATATAAGGATCTCCTGGCTGAAATGTAGACTTATTTATAAACCCTGAACGACTAAGATCGACTAAAACTCTCTTGCCTTCAGAGGTAGAGAACACCTTGATATAATCATCCTTCAGATTATCGTAGTGTTCTTTACTCTTGGCGATTTTTTGCTCCAGCATCTGCACTATTCCTTTCAGCTTCTGAACCTGTCTTAGCCATATTAACCATACCTTCCATTGCCATCATCTTAGCTTGAACTTGTTGAGCCTCTGCTCGCTGTTGTCTAATCCCTTCAACTTGCTCATCCTCTCGGACAATGTCAGGGTCGACTGAATAGATTTTGCTCATCTTATCAACAACTGTATCGAACTCAATCTTATCTAAGACCTCTGGCGAGAACTGAAACATCTGGCTGATGATAGTTAAGAATGTATTCATATCCTGAGCCTGTATTGCTCTCTGAGCCTTAGCTAATGGAGATACATAGATAACATCGAAGTCTTGACCTTGTAGTGATTCAGGTACTGGAGGAAGTTTACCTCGTCTCAGCAAGATATTAAAAGTCCTTATGATTATAGGATTAAGCAACTCATTCTGTAGTCGACCCAGTACTGGTCCAAGCATCAGCATCTTCTCTTGAGTCCTTTGGATAACCTCTGTTGCTGTCATATTGGCATTCTGTGTAAGCATTAAGAACAAGTCTGTAAAGTAAGCAGCCTTGATATTGCCTGTGACTCTATCAATGAAATCCATTGTCACTTGGAAGTTAGTCTTAGGTTGCATCGATTGAACTGCTTGACCTTGACTCAATGGTTGCTTCTGATAGTTCACAGCTGCTGCTCTAAGGTCTAGCGTACCAATAATAGAGTCAGACTCAGCTAACCAAGGAGGATAGATTGAAATCTCTGCACCCTTGATGTATGTTTCCATCATCTTGTTAAGCATCCTGATGTCTGAGTAGACTAGATATCCTGGTGAATAACCATAAACCTCGGATGACTTCTTATAGAATCTCGGCACAAAGAATGGGAACTCGTTATATCCACTCTCCTTAACCATCTTCATTGATTGCTTATCTACCCAATAGGAAGCGAATGGTAGATTACCTGAATCTTTCTTACCTATAATTCTCTTGTGTCTCGGACATACATAATGAACATACTCAAACTTCTTACCATAGTCTCTAATATCAAATGCCTGCTTGATAGCGTCTGATGCCTGATCATAGCCAAACTTCTCTACAGCTTGATAAGAGGTAAGTTCAAACATCCGATAAACCATATTAACGACAGACCTATCATCCTCAATTATAAATATCTCTTTAGGTTCTCGTGCATAGAATCGAATATCATCAGTAGCATCGTCCTCTTCGTATAAGTTACCTGTTCCAATAGATCCAAGAGAGATATAAACCTCGTGAATCTGCTGATAGAAGTTACTGTTAGCTAGCGATGAGTACATGATCTCTGATGCTTGGTTGAAGAAACTTGCGACTCCTGGGTCATTCATCATGCCTTCATTGCGAGGTCGTAGCTCAAACCATCGCTGTGCTGCGTTAGTCATGTAGCCTGACAGTCCAGCTGCTAGAATAATATTGGACTGGATAGCTGTATCATCGTAGATGTCTGTTGGTAGTTTATCGCCTGGAGTTGTCTCATCCTGAATGTCTCTCCTGATAGGATCGATGAACTTGACCATATCTTGCCAAGTGCTTTCAGAGGTCACCCTATCAGCTCTTGCTTTCTCGAATCCCTTAACGATGTCTTTCGCTGTTATATTTTCCAATTTAAACTCCCATCATATCCAAGATCGGAGATCTCTTTGGATTAGTATTCTCTTGAGACTCTGGCATCTCAAGGATATATTCTGTACCATTCTTCAGCTTACGAACCTTCTTCTTAATAGGAAGTCCATCAGCCTTAACATTGCCCTCACCATCGACATTGATTGTAATATTAACTTCAGTCATATTAGACTCCTATTAAGTTCTGTGTGTTTGTATTACTATTCTGTACACCAAAAGTAAGTATTGTGTTTGATTTCCTTGATCTTCTATGTCTTGATACATTCGAGACTCCAGGAGTAGCAGCTTGCTGTGGTCCAATATCATCAGGTGTTAAGATAGACTGCACCTGCCATCCACCAGACTGAGTCTTTTTATTAGCTGGAGGAACATATATATCATATGGATTCTCTGTCCCATTAGCAAGAAAGTATGAAATGGGACCATAATTCTTCTTCTGAACTTTCTCCTCAGGTACAGGAGGCTTATAATCCCATGATCTAACATCCCACCCACCACTCATCTTAAACCCCTATCGTTCCCTGGGTATTAGTGTTTTCATCTTCAACACCCATAGGACTTGTAAGTATCGTGTTAGACTTCTTAGCTCGTGCTGCCTTGAGCTTAGCTGTCGCTGTATCAGAAGCAAGTTGTTCCTTCTCTTTGCCTGCTGCTATCTGTTGTGAAGCAATATCTCTCTGAGCATTAGCTGCTGATTTAGCTGCCTTGCTCTCCTGATTTGCTGAATACATTGTTGCCCCAGCAATACCAGCTGCTCCAGCTGCCATAGCTGCCACACCAAGTGCTGTAAGTGATCCAGAAACAACAAATCCTTTATTACATATTAAAACTCTTTGCCACATTAATCTCATATCATCCTCCGATTGATTTTATATAAGTTGTTTCGAAATGAGTATAACCTCTTCGGTCATAAAACCTAGCTAGTGACTCATCTCTTCTATTACCCAAACTCGCCATGATGATATGCGTGATTCCATTATCCTTGCAATGATCCTCGACAGCACTAAACAGTCTTAATGAGTCTCTTGATGTCCGATAAGCCTCGTCGATATACCAAAGAGTCTCCTGAAACATATTAGATCCAGCATCAAACTGCGAAGGCGTTATAAATCCTCCGATACATCCTATTACTTTATCTCCATCACAAGCTACAAACACAAGGTGATTCTTTATTAGCTCGCTGCCTATATTATGTGCTGTCTCTTCTTTGAACTCAACATTGAACTCGCTGAATGCTTTGTTATAGAACTTCCTAACCATCTCAAAGACCATTGGCTCATCAGAAATAATAGCTCGCCTAATCAAGTAATAGCTCTCCTTGGCATCACTCTCTCATTGTCATCAGGGATATAAACAGGCAACGCAAAGGTCAAGGCTAACGCATCAGCAATATCAGGTGATCTACCCAATCTCTCTTTTATCTTATCTTTAGGCTCTAGTCTCATTCTATTAGCACTATCGAAGTCATAGGTTGGTGTAACTAAGTCAGACTTTAAAGCTGGCACATTAGGAACTGATCCACCATTCTCTATCCACTCTTTGATAGAATGCCACATCTCAGTCCTTTTATTGTTATAATGAGGGTTGGTAGCCTTACCACCAAAATTAACCTCTGTAACAGGGTAATGAAGCTGTCTCAAGCGGTCTATAACACCCTCTCCCCTACCTGCATCGATGAATACAGCATGAGGTTTCAGCTCATTATAGACCTTAGCAATCTCTCCTACTAGAGTCATGTTGTCCATCTTCTTAAAGACTTTAGGTTCGTAGCACTTTAAGCCTGATCTCCATAGGATTATACTTGAATCATCACCGAATCTAGCCACATCTATACCCATAACAGTTGGAGCTTTCAGTAATTGACTCTCAATATACTCTTTCTTACAAGCATCAGCAACTTGGTCTATAGTAATTAACACATTATCACTAGCAGCAGAGAAGTCACAGAGGTATTCTTGTCTGTAAGTATTCTCAGCAATAACACTCTTGACCTGTTCTAACTCTTCTGGGTTAATAACACCTGTCTCATCTGCTCTATATAAAGCATGACCCCAATGTGGATCTCCTTCAGACTCTAACTTCTGAGCTTGGTTATAAACATCATAGAACTGATTCATTCCTTTAGGAGTTCCTGAGAAGATGCACCAGCCGTTACGATCGGATAGTGTTGGTCTTATAATCTCTGGGAATACATCAGCCTTTATCTGGCTATACTCATCAATAGCAATTCCATCCAAGAAAGTTCCTCGGAGTGCTTCAGCGTTTTCTCCACCAAAGATGTATATATTAGCACCATTAGGCAAGGTTATCTTTAATTCACTCTCATTCACTTTAATGCCAGGGATAACAGAAGTAAACCTCTTGAAGTAATCCCAAGAGATTAACTTAGCCTGTCTTAAGAAAGGAGCAAGGTAAGCATATCTTCCATCTGGTCTTTTATTTAGAATAGCTTGTTTTATAATGTGATTAACTAAGAGGACTGTTTTACCCATGCGTCTATGAGCAACTAACACAAAGAATCTCTTCTTATCTAGTTCAGGATGTACTAATGTCTGCGGGAATCTTGGTTTGTAAGGAATGATACAACGAATAGTATCTGTTATGTCACAGGGTAGCATTTATTCCTTCCATCTTCTCCCTCCCAAGAGATAACAACTGGCTTATCTACAATAACTCTATTCTCTTTAGGGATTGTTTGGGAAACAAAGGTAAGAATGCTCTTCATATCTACAGTATCTAATTCATCTTTACGATTAACTACAGCATCTAAAATCATATGCTTAATTAGGGTGTATTTATCCT